GTGGACCGCGAAGATCTGGAAATGATGCGCGAGGCTCGCCGGAACGGCGAGACCATCACGACGCACGACGCGCGCAAGATCGCCTCTTGGTATCAGTCCCCCGGTCGCGACGGAATCGGGTTCGCTCAGTTCGCGTCCACCGGCACGCTTCCGACTCGCCGAGACATGGAACGCGCTATCAGCCGTGAGCAGCGGGACGCCGGTCCGATCGAGCGGGGCGCCCTGGCCGCGCTCCGGTTCTACGTCCGCAACCCGCGTCTCCGTCCGGACGCGCTGTGAGTGCCTGGCGTGACCGCGTAGCGGTTTCCTACCGGCGCCTCATGGCGCACTGCGCAACGTGCGCCCTCTGCGAAGTGCAGACGTACGGATATCACCAGATCACTAACCCTCATGGGCAGTGCGCGGACGGGATGGCGCTTCTGACTGCCCACGAAGACGCTATACAGGCGGAGGACTGACCCATGATCGGGTTTATCGCGTTCGGCGCGCTGGTCGCGCTCGGCATCATCCACGCTCGCCGGAAGCGGCGTGAAGCGGAAGCGCGCGAAATCGTCGCAGCGCACAAGGCGCGGCAGGCACGCGCTGAGGCTGACAAGGCAGTGGCCGAATTGGAGCTTCACAAGGCGCAGAATCCGCCCCGCCGTCCGGGGCGTCCGCGCAAGGCGCCGGAAGGGACTGCGGAATGATGGGCCCGTTTGAATCCGTCGCCATCCGAACCGCTGGCGGCCTGGCGACAGACACCGTGTGCCTTAACCGGTGGCTCAACCTGAAAACGGCCGGACACCCGGACGTGTACACGTCGGAAGAGATAGCCGACTCCACCAGGGCGGCAGAGATCTACACGCACGTTCTGAAAGAGCGCAAGCAAGCGTCCCGGTGGGACGCGTCCGCCCACACCTGTCGATTCTGCAAGAGCGTCTAGCCCACCAGACAAGAAAGACCCTCCCCCAACGGGGAGGGTCTTTTTCGTGTGCCCAGACATGCCCTTGGGCAACGGAAGGCCTTAAAGGCGTCTCTCACGGCCTAGCAGACCCCTTAGGGTCTCCCAACACCAGGACGGCCCCACGGGGCCGCGTACGGGCCTGCCAGATACCGCCCTTGACGTATCTAGGACAGCGGCCTAGCTAGCCGGAAGTGAACCGCAGACGAAACGGGCTCAACGGCAAACCCGATCGGGGCCGCGCCCCCAACGAACGGCTTAGCCGAGATAAACGCGTACTCGAACGCTGCGGAAGGGCCCTCCGCGCTCACGGGAAGCCCTGTGACGAGCCGACCGGCCGAGGATGCCACCCATGCCCCGTCAAGCTCTTCAAGGCCGCTCTCAACGTCTTCCGTAGCCAGGTCCCACACCACGGTCACCATGAATTCAGACATAGCGCCAGCGTAGCCGGAAACGCGAAACGGGCCGCCCCCCTACGGGGACGGCCCTTTGGTGCCTTCCTACAGCTCTGAGAAGTCCACACCGAACATGGATAGCCAGTGCGCCAGCCTCAGAACGTCTTGCACGTCCTCCGGGTACCGGTAGCGCAGTCGCGTCCGTAGGTAGTCCGGGACGTCCGACCAGCGGTCGGCCGGAACCCATTGGAGCTTAACCCACGTAGCCACTAGGCCAAGCTTCCGACCGGGCACGTACTCCGTTGTCACCTTGTACCCCTGGGATGCCGCTATAGCCGCTATGCGGTCAACGGCGGCCGGAATCTCAAACAGGGGCACTAGACCAGCCTTCCATCCGGCGTAACGGTCCAGATGTGACCCTCGATCCGCTCCCACCCGATCGGCTCCGCGAGGAACGTCCGCGTTCCGTCCATTTGGGTGATCCGAATGAGGCGGTACTCAGTCCCGTTGATCAGCCGGAAGAAAGCCTCATACCGCGTTCCGTTCGGAATCCGGTAGTCCGCCATAGTGCGACGTGGCCCGATCTTCACTTGCAGCCCCCGAACCACTTCACCGGAGACTGAACGGTCACGACCCACCGGCCGTCATGCACGTAGCTGGTAGTCGTGTTGTACCAACCGGCCACCGGGCAACCGTCATACATGGCGTCACAGCCGTAGCCGTCCCATGAACGGGCCGTCGCAGACTGCCCGCGCACCGGGTACGCCCTGCCACGCGCAACCCGGTTGAGCTGCACGCGGCATTCCGACACCCGACCAGCCTTGACCGACGTCTCTCCGATCACGTTGGTAATCGCCTCAGCGCCAAAGTGCCCGTTCGTAATGCGACCGGCGCAAGCGTCGCTGATCACACCCCGATAGGTGTACTGCACACCCTTCACAGTGCTACGGCAGCTGTACGGGTTAGTGCTGGCAGCACTGGCGCGCACAGCACCAACGGCCGTCATGCCCAACAGCAGGCCGATCAACAGTGCCGTGACCTGCCCTAGACGCTTCCACATGGCTTGCTTGCCTCTCTTGTCTGGGGCTGCTGTACAGCCCCCCGTTTCATGCTGGCGGGATCAGTAGACACGTCAAGGGAACTACGTGTCAAGCCCAAGCAAGAGCAGACAAGGCACGGCAGGCAGCCGTGCATAGAGGAGTGCCACCGGCAAGGCACAGCACAGACAGGCACGAAGTAAGGCAGCCCTAACCCATCCCCCGGAATTCAGACCCCACCCGCCTAGACCAGGCGCCCGACCACGGTCGGGGGATCAGATAAGTACCCAGTTGGCAGGTTCTCATCACAAGAGCCTGCCCTGTTCCGGTATGTCCAAATTTGATATCAAGAATGATAGTTAGAAACAAAAGTATGGGGATAGGGGGGTCAAAAGTGTAATGTCCGATTTGGCCAGGACCCGCGCAGGCTTATTTTTTACGCTGCATGTTTGGCCGGCCTTTTGCACCACAACGCAAAGAGGGCCCCCAGTGGGGCCCCGGTCGATCGCTCGACGTGGGGGCCGTTGAAGGCCCAGCGGGAGCAAGCTAAGCACGCCTCAGGGCACGCCGTCAAGCGCGGTAAGTGACGAATCTCGCGGGTTAGCCGCGTTCTTTCACGATTACAGCCGTGATCCTGGCGGATCACGCTGTGTTGTGTGACCAAGGCCACACGAGCAAGGCGAACACCCCTCGGCAAGGGGTCACCGATGTATAGGTTAGAGCCCCTGGGGGGGGTAAGGGGGGGCCAAGTATGGCCCCTTAGGGCCAAGGGCTCTCAAGAGCCCCGAAGGGCGCCAGCCCGAGAGGGGCTGACACCCGACAACCCCAGAAGCGGCCTCAGGGCCGCTAAGTAAAGACCTAGCGCGCATGCGCGCAAGCTACGGCGTCCGCTCCTTCGGGCTACCGCCGCTTCAACTACCCGCCGGTGATCCCGGCGGGGAGGCCACATGCCGCCCTTGAGGGGCGGATATCGCATCGGCGCTTACCGCCGATGCTCTTAGGCGGGGGTGTTCAAGATCCCTCGGTCTATGTGCCGCCGATGCCGGCGGCTTGTTCCTCTCGGTGAAGCCTTTTGTTCGAGGCACCGCGCAGAAGCGCGGTACTCAAACGCGTGGGCGACGAACAGTCGCCTAGCAAGGCTTGCGCACCCCTGGTGCGTTCGCTGCGGTTCGGTCGTTGACCTCACCGCCGATCACATCATCCCGCGTTCGCGCGGCGGGACAGACGAACTCCACAACATCCAAGTTCTGTGCCGGTCCTGCAATTCGCGCAAACACAACCACCGAGGGGGGTGAAATTCTCATGCCGGGGCCACCGCCGAAGCCAACCCACCTGAAGGTTCTGACTGGCAATCCAGGCAACAGGCCTCTTCCTGAGAACGAACCCCAGCCGGCGAAGGGCGAGCCGGTAAAGCCCCCATGGTTGAAGGGCCGCGCGGCTGCCGCGTGGCGGGAGCTGGTCCCCGAGCTGGCCCGCATCGGGCTTCTCACGGTCGTGGACGGTCACGCACTCGCGGTCTACTGCGAGGCGTGGGCAACGTACGTCCAGGCCTCCGAGATCGTTCGCACCGAAGGGATTCTGATCGACTCCTACCGGGGCGGGAAGGCGAAGAACCCCGCAGCTCAGATCATGAGGGATTCCGCGGATCTGATGATGAAGGTCGGGGGGCAGTTCGGGCTGACGCCCGCGACCCGCGCCCGGCTCCAGGTGCCGGACGACGGCACAGACGGATTCGACATGGAGTCGCTTTTGAGCGGCTGAGGCTTCCAGCGGACGCGGGGGGCCGCTGGATGGCGGTTGAGGCCCCGGGGTTGAGTTCGACTCCCCCGGGGTTTCCCGCAAACTGCCGGTAAGCTCAATTGGCAGAGCTGCCTTCTCAGAATGAAGGCGTGTGCAGGTTCGAGGCCTGCCCGGTCGGCTTTTCTCGGGTAGTTCAATGGCAGAACAGCGGGACTATATCCCGTGCGTTGCGGGTTCGAGTCCCGTCCCGAGAGCTTCAAGGGGGTTACATGGCACGGCTCGTTCAGACCAGGGTTGCGCGGATTCCGCGCGTCAGGGCGCCGAAGGCGGTTCGGGCTCCGAAGCCCCCGAAGCCTCCGAAGGCGGTTTCCCTTCCCGGAGTCACGCTTGGCCGGACTTCGAACCGGTCGCCCCGCGCAGGGGCGCATGTCCATCACCACCACGCGACGCCGCACGCGCCGCACGCGCACCACGTTCCGCCGCACCACACGCCGCACCACGCGGCGCCGAAGCCCCCCGCCGGCCACCGCCGACACAAGCACCACTGAAGGCCCGTGTTCCTGAGCGCCCGTGTTCCTGGGCGCTCACGTTCCTGAGCGTTCGCGTTCCTGGGCGCCTCAAGTATTGCGCTTGACGAGTCAAGGGCGCTAACGTCTCCCCTGAAAGAACGCCAGGGGCCGCGCCAACGGCCCCCGGCGTAGAGCACACCAGGGAACGGACCCCCGATGCGCATTCAGCGTAGCAACCCGACCACGCGGTTTGTGGTCCTGCCGAACGAGACGGCCCAGAACCACGCCCTGAGCTTTACGGCCCGGGGCATCCTGGCCTACCTGGTGTCTCTGCCGGACGGAGCTGCGGAGACTGTCAAGACGCTGGCCGCGAAGTCGCGGGAGGGCCGCACGGCCGTCACGCGGGCCATGCAGGAACTTGAGGACGCCGGTTACCTGCGCCGCGAGGCGAAGCGGGTTGCAACCGGCTTCAGCGGTACCGAGCTGGTCATATCCGACGTCCCCGCTGGTGAAGCTGAGCGCCCGGAAATGCGGGCGCCCGGGTCTTCGGGCGATGAAACCCTAAAGAACCTCTCTTCAAAAAACCCAAACCCAACCCCGGAGGCGCCTGCGGCGCCGGTCGGGTCTGGTTCGGTCGAGATGACCGAATCGGAGAAGGCCCTTGCGGGCCTGGCGGCGATCGACAGCCGTCTGCACCTGACCGCCGCTGACGTAGCGGCCTTGATGCCTCTTGCGGATGAGTGGTTTGCCCGGGGCGCCGATGGGCGGCAGTTCGCTGCCGTGCTGACGCTGGCCCTTCCGGAGACCATCAACCGTCCGGCGGCGTTCCTGCGCCGTCGCCTCACCGACAAGATGCCCGCTGCGCGGCCCGTAGTGGCCGCTGTGACGGCCTCGCAGGCGGCCCGGCACCTCTGCCCCGAGTGCGAGCGTCCGAAGGCCGCTGAAGGCCTCTGCGCGGATTGTGACGTCAAGGAAGTTACGCCCGTCGAGACTGGCTCCCGCGACTGGCGCCAGATGGCCCGACAGTTCGGCGTCGGAGCCTTGACGGCCTAACCCCTGACCCTTCTAGAAACGGCACCGGAGGCCCCTACGGGGGCCTTTCGGCGTGTGCTTGGGGGTGCGGATGCTTCTCGCTCCCCACGCGCCCGCAGATGCCGCTGAGGGCCTGTTCCGGTGGGACGAAGGCGCGGCCGATCGGGTCGTGAACTTCTTCGAGAAGGTCTTGGTTCACACCAAGGGCCGTCACGCGCGTAAGCCGTTCCTGTTGACGGGCTGGCAGAAGAACGACATTGTCCGGCCGCTGTTCGGGACGATGGCCTATGACGAGCAGTACGACGAATGGGTACGTCAGTACCGCGTTGCGTGGCTTGAGATGGCCCGCAAGAACGGCAAGTCCGAGCTTGCCTCCGGCTTTGCCCTGTACGGCCTTGTAGGCGACGGGGAAGAGTCGGCCGAGGTTTACTCCGTCGCGGCCGACCGCGATCAAGCCTCATTGGTCTTCGACGTCGCTAAGCGGATGGTCGAGCTTTCTCCCGTCCTGTCTAAGCGGCTCGTGGTCGTGGCGTCCAAGAAACGCATCATTGACCCGAAGACGAACAGCTTTTACGCGGTCCTCCCCGGGGACGCCTCCGGCGCCCTCGGCACTAACCCGTCAATGGTCTTGTTTGACGAGGTTCTGACGCAGAAAGACCGGCATCTTTGGGATGCAATGCGCCAGGGCTTCGGTACCCGGCGTCAGCCGATTCTTATCGCCACCACTACAGCCGCGTACACGTCGGCTCGTTTCGCCTTGGAGGAACACGAGTATGGAGAACAACTCCTCAGCAAACCTTCCGGCGACCCTTCCCGGTTCGTGTTCATGCGGAATACTCCACGCGATTGGGATTGGCGTGACGAAGGAACACCAGCCAACCCCGACACTGGAGAGCCCGCAACCGGCTGGTACCACGCCAACCCCGCCCTCGGAGACTTCCTCAGCATCGGAAACCTGAGGTCCGAGGCCCTAGAAGCCGAGTCGAAGCCGAGCGCTGAGAACGCCTTCCGGGTGTTCCGGCTGAACCAATGGGTGTCGCAGGCGGAGCGCTGGCTTGATATGGCCGTGTGGGACCTGAACGCGGCTCAGCCCGTGTCCAGGGAAGCCCTCAAGGGGCGTTGCTGCTTTGCCGGCCTGGACCTTGCCTCCGTGTCCGACTTCACCGCGTGGGTTCTGCTGTTCCCGGGGTCTCCAGAGGACCCCGACGCGGGCGGGTTCACGGTGCTACCCCGCTTCTGGATTCCGTCGAAGGCTCTCAAGGCCAGGGGCGCTCAGCGCCAGACGCTTGAGTACTGGCGGGACCTCGGTTATCTCACCATCACCGACTCTGACACCACGGATTACAACGTGGTGCGGGAAGAGATCGGCAAGGACGCCGAGGATTTCTGTATAGACCTCTTCGGCTATGACCCTTGGAACGCTACTCACCTAGTGAGCGAGCTTGAAGACGGGGGCCTTGACGGCGTTAAGGCGCCTCAGACGTCGGCCCGCATGACCGATCCGTGCAAGTGGCTGGAGTCCCTTCTAGCGCAGGGCGAGCTACACCACGGCGGGAATCCGGTCCTCCGCTGGATGGCGGACAACGTAGAGATTCAGCGCACGGCGGAAGGCTTGTTCAAGCCTTCTAAGGCCAAGTCTGGCGACAAGATCGACGGCATTAGCGCGCTGCTTAACGCGCTGTTTGTCGCATTCACTGAAGACGACACAGAGGCGGGTTTCGTCAGCCTTGCCGACTAACGGGGGTGGGTTGATGAAGCGCTATTCGCTCGTGAAGGACCTGACCGCCTCGGCGCTTCAATGCTCCGGGGTGTTCGTGTTCGCGGTCGGCGCCTATCAGGTGTATAGGCCGCTTGGGTATTTGCTTGCCGGGCTCTTCTTGATGCTCGTTGGCTTCTCGCTGACGCCGAAGCCGGACGAGGCAAACGAACGGGGGCCTGAGTACCGGTGAGCGTCTTCTCTCGCATTGAGAAGCGCACTGGTGGTCTCGGGTGGCTGTCTTCACAGCCTCCCGTTGACTGGGTGCGTAATGCCTTCCTCGCTAATGACCCGATCTACTCGGGTAAGCAGGTCAACGAACAGACGGCTATGCAGGTCTCGGCGGTCTACTACTGCGTTGGCCTCATCTGCGACGCTATCTCGTCGCTGCCGATCCAGACCTTTAAGGAATTCCCGGACGGCTCCACGGACTACGTCCGGGCGCCGGCATGGCTGCGGAAGCCGAATTACCGGATGACCCCGTTTGACTTCTGGCAGCGCGTGTTTATGTCGCTGCTTGTTGCGGGCAACGCCTACATTTTCACTCTGCGCAACGACAAGGGCGACGTTGTAGAGCTGTGGCCGATCCATCCGAGCTGGGTTTACCCGTACCCGGAGCAGGGCTCGACAGACATCCTGTTTGACGTCAACGGGACCACGATGGACTCAACCGAGATCCTTCATATCCCGGCTATGTCGATGCCGGGATACCTGACAGGCCTTAGCCCGCTTGAGGCTGCCCGGCAGGCTATCGGGATCTCGATGGTTACCGAAGAGTTCGGGGCCCGGTTCTTCTCACAGGGCGCATACATGTCCGGTGTCATTCAGACCACGGGCAAGATGAACCCCGACGAGGCTAAGCGCCTCAAAGAAGACTTCATGAAGAAACATCAGGGAGTCGCCAACAGCCACGCCGTGGGCGTCTTGACCGGTGGTGCCACTTGGCACCCGATCACCATCACGCCCGAGCAAAGCCAGTTCCTACAGACACGGAACTTTACGAAAGCCGATATCGCGCTGTTCTACCGTGTGCCGGCCTACCGCGTTGACCCTGCCGTTACGTCGTCTTGGGGTAAGGGCGTTGAGGAGCAGAACTATCAGCTTGCACAGGACACCTTCGCGCCGTGGGCGGCGCGTGTCGAGCAGGCTATTAGTACGTTCCTTCTGCCCGGCTTCCAGACTATGCGTTTCAACATGGACGCCCGCATGAGGGCCAAGCTGAGCGAGCGCTACCAGGCGCACGCGCTAGCCATTCAGAACGGCATCAAGAGCCCCGACGAAGTCAGGGCCGAAGAGGGCGAACCGCCGATCCCTGGAGGTAAGGGCGATCAGTGGTTCCGCATGGCAACGGTTGTCGGCATTGACGAAAACCTGCCCACGATCAGCGACAAGAACAAGCAACCGGATGTTGTGGACGGCGGCGACGCCGGTTCGTTCATGTTCACGCCTCCGGCGACTGTTGACCCGAACGCCCCGCCGGGGCCTCAGGCGGCCCAGTCTCCCCCTCCGCAGACGACACCTACAGCTCCGAAGGGGAAGAGATGACGCTTGAGCGCCGCGCGGTTGATACCGCGTTCAACATCACCAACGCCGGGGACCGGTGGACGTTCACCGGCTACGCCGCGAAGTTTGACACCCGAAGTCATGACCTCGGGGGCTTCATCGAGACGGTTCGGGGTGGCGCGTTCCGACGCGCCCTCAATGAGGGCCAGGACGTGCGGGCCCTCATCAACCACGATGCCGGCCTGATCCTGGGGCGGACCGCGTCCGGCACGCTGAAGCTGGCCGAGGACTCGACGGGGCTTCACTACGAGGTGGCGGCCCCGGACACGTCCTACGCGCGGGATCTTGCGGAGTCGATGCAGCGGGGCGACGTCACACAGTCGTCTTTCAGCTTCCGCGTCCGCCAGGACGATTGGCAGAAGGAAGGCCGCGGGCGTCTCCGGACCCTGATCGACGTTGACCTACTCGACGTTAGCCCCGTGACCTATCCGGCCTATGAGGACACCGAATCGGGCTTGATGGGCGCAGCTCGGGCGCTGCGGGCCGCGTGCGAAGCGCGCGGTTGGGACCTGGTGGCCGACGACATGGCCGGCTCTTGGAACCCGCTTCCTCCGGCACCAGACAGCAACGACGTACTGAGGACCGCTCTTCGGGCGATCCAGCTTAGGGGCCGCGCCTAAGGCGCGTTGCTCCACCACTTCAGAGGCCTTCCCCGAACGTGCGGGGTGGGCCTCTTTCGTATGCCGCTTTAGCGGCCCCTAGGGGGAGGCAAGACCTTGACGAACTACGCGGCTCAGGCCGAAGCCCTGCTGACCAAGCGGGCGAACATTTTCGAGCAGCGCAAGGCGCTGACTGACAGTCTGAAGGAAGGCGAGGCGCCGACCGCCGAGCAGCGTTCCCAGCTCGACAGCATGGACGCGGACCTGAACCGGCTGGGCGCGGAGGCGCGCTCGATCGTGGAGGAGGGCGAGCGGGAAGCGCAGGCGGCGGAGCTGCGTCAGCGCGCTATCGCTCTGGGCGCGAAGCCCAACGTGTTCACCGGCGATCAGCAGCGACAGGCGCAGGGGTCGAGCCTGTCTGACGAGATTCGGGCCCTGGACTACGGCAAGACGATCACCATCGGCAATGACCTGTACATCCGGCCGGGCGAGGAGGCCCGCGCGGCGCTGGCGGGCGTTGAGAGCCGCGTTGCGACCACTGGCGTTGCGGCCAACGCTGGCGCGACCATCCCGACCAGCTTTGTCGCTCGGGTGCTTGAGTACATGCTCCCGAACATCGGCGTGTGGCAGGCGGGCCCGACCATCATCACCACGGCGTCGGGCAACCCGATGACGTTCCCGCGCCTGACCGCGCGGCCGACCGTTGCGCCGGTCGCGGAGAACACTGTTTTCCCGACGAGTGACGCGGCGTTCAACAGCTTCACTCTGGGCGCCAAGAAGTACGGCGTGATCGTCCAGGTCTCTAAGGAGATGGTCGAAGACTCCGGGATTGACATCGCGGGCTTCATCGCTCAGCAGGCCGGCATCATGGCGGGCCGTCAGGTCGCCCATGACCTTCTGGTGGGCACGGGGGCCGGCGGTCAGCCGAACGGCGTTCTGACGGCCGCTGTCGCGGCCAACGCGGGGACCACCATGGGCACCATTGGCGCCATCTCCGGCGATGACATCATCGCTGGCTACTACAGCGTGATTGACGCCTACCGGGGCAACGCTAAGTGGCTGATGGCTGACGCCACCGTGGGCAAGCTGCGAGGCGTCAAGGACGCTTACGGCCAGTACCTGTGGCAGCCCGGCCTGGTCTCGGGTGCCCCGGACGTGCTGATGGGCAAGCCCGTTGTCACGGACATCAACATGCCGGTTGTCGCGACCGGCAACAACGCCGTTCTCTTCGGCGACTTCTCCAGGTACTACGTGCGCCAGGTCAACGGCATTCAGGTTGAGAAGTCCTTCGAGTACGGCTGGGGCTCCGACCTGGTGTCGTACAAGGTGACTTGGCGTGGTGACGGCGGCCTGTCGGACACGACCGGCGCTCTCAAGACCCTGCTCGGTAAGTGATTCGTAGGGGCAGGGCTTAGCGGCCCTGCCCTTTTCTCTTTACCGAGGGGGTTCGGTTGTCTCTTATACGCGGCTATTCGGGAACGCTTAGCGCTACGTTCATGACGGATGAGACGGCCGTTGACGCTGGGGCGGTTACGGTCACGGTCACTAACCGGGCCGGTACTACCGTGGCTTCTGGCGCGGCTACTACCGGTTCAACGGGCGTCTACACGTTCCCTATCCCGGCTCAGACGGCCCTAGGAACGCTTACCGTGACGTGGGCGGGCGCGTCCCTGTCGCAGACGACTCAGGTTGACGTCATCGGCTCTCCCTTGTTCAACCTGCCCGATCTGCGGGCGGCGGATAAGGCCTTTGCCGACACTTCCAAGTTCCCCACGGCGTCGCTGAGTGCGGCCCGGAACGCGGTCACTGACGAGTTCGCCCGCATCTGCGGCCGGTCGTTTGTCCCTAAGGGCGACACGTATACGACCATGCTCGACAACACCGGGTTTCTTCTGTTGCCGCATGCCGACGTCACGAAGCTTGTTTCCGTCTCAATCGACGGCACGTCGCAGGACGTGACAACGCTTCAGCTCGACCCAATCGGCAAGGTGACGGGGCTTCCGACGCTTCAGACGGCGACGCTTACTCAGTTGTGGGATGGCTCGATCGGCTCGGGCACTCCGGGGCCGGGCCTCACGGTCACCACCTACGAATACGGGTTCACGTACGTTCCGAACGATCTGTATCGGGCAGCTGTACAGCGCGCCCGCTTCATCCTGGCGTCTGTCGCCTCCGGCATCCCGGACCGCGCAACGAGCTTCGTTGCGACGGAAGGCGGTTCTTTCACTCTGGCTACGCCCGGCTCTGGCATATGGCAGACCGGCATTCCGGACGTTGACGCGGTGCTGGCCCGCTACACCATCGCCCCGAAGGGCGTGGTTGCGATATGACCGGCAACGGCTCAACCAACGCGCTTGCTGTCAAGGCGGCCGTACAGACTGCCTTGCAGGCTGATCCCGGGCTTACCGGGATTGAGATCGTATGGGGTCCGGACCCGAGGGACCAGCCTCAACAGTGGGTGCTGTTGGGCGGTATCCGTTGGGATAACGAGGACTGGAAGACGCTTAAGACTAAGCAAGAGGTCTTCACCCTCGATCTGATCATTGAGGTTATGGAGACGGCTTCCAGCTCGTTCGAGGTGGAGACGCAGGCGGCTTCGATCAACACCCGCCTTGAGTCGTTCTTCAAGGCCAGCCCGGGGCTTGGCCTTTCGTACGTCGTCTCATCCATCTACAACCCCGGCAAGCTGCTTTCGTTCCCCGCAGATGACCGCTGGGTGGGCCAGTTTCACGGGGAATTGCGCGTCATAGCGCGTGTCTAATCGGGGGGTTCATCTTGGCTACGGCCATTGTCTACGGGGGCCCGTCTACGGCTGTCACAGCGCCGGACGGCACCCTGTTTCCACGCGGGGTATCGGTTCCCGTTTCTGACGAGCTGGCGGCTTCTCTCCTGCTTCAGAACTTCACCGTTGCCCCGGCTTCTACGCCCGCGCCTACGGCGCTTGCGGGGCCCGCTGAGGCCCCGGCTATCCAGGCTCCGGCTCCGGCCGTGAGCGTTGCCCCTGCGGCCGTTCCTGAGGCCGCCCCGGCTGCCGTTGTCGCGCCGGTTCTTAGCCCTTCCACGGGGGTGTGATCCATGACCGTTTACAGCGTTCATGACAGTTTTCTAGGGATGGGCGAAGAGGCGGCGTACGACACGCCGATAGCTCCGGCCCGGTTCTTCGAGCTTCAGACCGAGAGCTTTGCCGGCAAGTACACCCGCATTGACGCTAAGGGCGTCAGGGCGGGTAACCGGGTGCTCCGAAATGACCGGTGGGCGCCGAACTTCAAGGGTGCTGACGGCACCGTGAAGCTTGAGGTTCTGGACTCCGGGTTCGGGCTTCTGTTCAAGCACATGCTTGGTGCTCTCGCGGTGGGCACGCCCACGGGCGGGTTCACAACGTACACGGCCACGGTCGGGCCCCTGCGGGGCCTGTCTTCGACTTGGCAGGCGGGGCGGTACGCCACTGACGGAACCCTGACGCCGTTCACCTACAGCGGCGGCAAGATTCACAACTGGGAGCTGTCCGCAGCCGTGGACGGCATCTTGGAGCTGTCCCTTGCAATGGACTTCGCCGAGGAACACATAGGCGTTGGCGCGGGTCCGCTGGCTCTGGCCACGCCGACCTATCCGGCCGCGTCTCAGCTCTTCACCTACGTTGGCGGCACGGTCACCGTGGCCGGCACCGCGTTCTACGCGCACGACGTCATGTTCAAGGGCGATAACTCCTTGAAGGTCGATCGGTTCTTCATGGCTAACAACGGCTTCAAGAAAGAGCCGCTTGAGCAGGAGATGCGAAAGCTGACGTGGGAGCTTAAGGGCGAGTTTGACGGCATGACCCAGTTCAACCGGGTTTCTGCGGCGACTAACGCCGGGGCTACCGCTGCGATCGTGGCCAACTTCGCGACCCCTCAGGGCGCGGCACTGACCGTCACCATTCCGGCGGCGCGGTTCGACGTGGGCCCGCCTCACGTTGATGGCGCGAAGATTCCCGAGATCACCTTTACCGGGATCGCCACTGACGACGGTACGGACCCGCCGATCTCGATCGCCTATTCGTCTAAGGACGTTTCGGCCTGATGGCCGGCGGCCGTGGCAAGCAGTTCACTAGCAACTACTCAAACGACTTCTCACAGAAGATCGAGGTTCAGGGGCTCTATGAGTTCCTGGCGCAAGTTAAGGCCACCACTCCGGAGGTGGCTAAGCAGGTTGCCGACGTGAACAAGAAGGCGGCGGACATCGTTAAGGATGCCGCCGCCGCCAAGGCCGCCGGGATCGGTTCTACGGCCGCTAAGGCGGCCGGTTCCCTGGCGACTTCTAAGGCGACTCGGCAGGCCTCTGTGCGCCTTGGTCGCGGTATGCCTTTCGCCTTCGGCGCCGAGTTCGGCGCTAAGAGATACAACCAGTTCAAGCCGTGGACCGGCAACCAGTGGGTTAAGGAGTCTGGCCCCGCCGGGGGCGTGGGCTACTTCCTATACCCGGCGATTCGGGAACAGAAGGCCCAAGTTGAGGCCGAATACATGGCTTCAATGCTGGCGCTTATGCGCATGGCCGGTTTCCACGTTTCTGACTCCGGCCTTTCCGACTAGCTAACTCTGCCCCCGTCCCGCGCGGGGGCCTTCTACTTTGGGGGTTTCGCATGTCTGCTCTGAACCTGAACCCGGAAGATCTGTCCCTTGGGGACCTTGAGGACTTCGAGAACATCACCGGCATGCAGCTTCAGGACGCGCTAGCGGCTAAGCCGGTGATCGACCCCGAGACCGGCAAGCAGAAGAAGGACGCTAAGGGGCGTCCGCTGCGTGAGGCCCAGCTCTCCATCACGGTGATTAAGGCGCTGGTCTTTCTGACCAAGCGCCGGGAAGACCCCGCGTTCACCATTGAGGACGCCCGCAACGTGAAGGTTACTGAGCTGAACTTCGCGGAGGCTGATGAGGCGGGAAACGCCTAAGGCTGGAACGGCTTAAGGACTGGGCTCTACTTTCCCAGTTCTACGGTTGGACTCCGGCCCAGATTCGAACGCTAACGCTTGGCGAGTACCGCGTGTATCTCGCCCATGCGAAGTACTTACGCGACTCGGGGGGGTCTCGTGGCGGCTGGTGAGAAGATTCTCCGCGTCATCATCGCGGGTGACGCAATGGGCGCGGTTACCGCGCTTGGGGAGCTGTCCCACGGGCTTGAGCACGCCCACTCGGAAGCGGACAAGCACGGCGGCGGCATTACGTCGATGCTCGGGGGAGCCGCTAAGGGCATCGGCTTGTTCGCGGTTGGCGCCGTGGCGGCGGCCGGCGTGGTCGCGGACGAGTTCTACAAGATCGGCTCGGGCTACGAACAGAACTTGAACGCCATTCAGGCGTTCACGCACTCGACCACGGGCCAGATGAAGGCTCTTGAACAACAGCTGTACAGCATGTCTCCGCAGTTCGCTGCGATGGGTCAGACCGTTGGCGACGCCTCAGGGGCTCTGTATGACCTGACCAAGGCTGGCGCCAACAGTAAGGACGCCATGGCCGAGCTTGAGCCGACCATGGCTCTCGCTAAGGCCACGAACACGGACTACTCCGAGTCGGCTAAGGAAATGACTCGGGTCCTGAACTCGTTCGGTCTGAAGGCTTCCGATGCGAGCATGGTTGCGGACACGCTGACCAACGCGACGCACACAAGCACTCAGACGCTTCAGGACATGGCGGACGGCCTGAAGTATGTGAGCGTCGCCGCTCACGACTTCGGCATTGACTTGCAGACCACGTCGGGCGTCATGGCGATGTATTCCAACGCCGGCCTCAACGGCACGCAGGCGGGTACCGCGTTCCGTCAGATGCTTCTGAACATGTCGGCTCCGACCAAGGCCGCTAGGGACGGCATGAAGGCGATAGGCCTTCAGGCGTTCGACACGCAAGGCAAGCTGAAGCCGCTTGGGGACATCTTCCAACAGTTGCAAGACAAGTTCGGCAAGGGCCTTGACGCTCATTCGCTTCAGCAGATCGCGCCGTACCTGAAGGACATTTTCGGGGCTCGTGGCGTGGAGCCGATCCTTGCCGCTATCCGGCAGGGTGGCGGGGGTCTTCAGAACTACATCAACTTGATGCACCGCACGGGCGAGGCTAGCGCGATCGCTCAGGCCAAGTCCAAGGGCCTTTCCGGCACGTTCAACGAGCTGCGGGCCACGGTTGAGTCAACCGTGCAACACCTGTATATGCAGGCCGCTCCGAAGCTGGCGGCGTTCCTTCAGCCGATGGTTGCGGCCCTCCCCGGGGCGCTTACCAAGTTCGGGAAGTTCGGCAAGGAAGCTTGGGACGCCTTCTCTCAGGGCGCCTCCGGCGGTGGCACTGGCGGCACGTCCGGCGTAGGTAAGATCTTCGCTTCGCTCGGTGACTTTGTGCGGAACGTCCTTGTCCCTGAACTTAAGGGGATAGGCCAGGTCTTCGAGCGGGACATAGTCCCGATCATGAAGGACGGTCTACGGGTCTTCGCGGCGCTGGCGCCGATTGTGCTGCGGATAGCTAAGGACATCTCTAAGGACCTGGCGCCGATCCTGCGGGACATTGGCAAGTTCGTTGAGAAGGACATTCTTCCGTCGTTCAAGAAGCTGTCTGTGTGGATCGCAACGGACCTAACACCGAAGGTCGAACGGCTCTGGTCGAAGATCCAGCCGATTCTAGCGATGCTCGCACAGTGGATTGACAAGAAGATCATTCCGCTTCTCGATTGGGCCTGGAAGAAGCTTCAGCCGCTCTTCGGGCAGCTAGGCAAGCTCATCGGGACTGTGATCGATGACCTGTCGAACCTTCTCGGGTTCCTCAAGCCGGTCTTGTCCTGGATTCTCGACACCTTCGGCGGCCCGCTGATTGACGTAGTCAAGGGCTTCATAAACGGCGTTGTCCTTCTCGTTAGCGGAGTCACCCGGTTCTTCCAAGGGCTCTTGGACTTCCTTAACGGCGTCTTCTCCGGCAACTGGTCGAAGATCTGGACCGGCATTAAGGAGATGCTTCGCGGCATCTGGGATACCATCGTGGGCTTCCTTGAAGTGGTCATCTTCGGCAAGCTGTTGAAGTTCGCGGTTGAGGGCTTCAAGGCCATCGGTGACGCGATCATGTCGCCGATGAAGGACGTAGGCACCTTCATGAAGGGCCTATGGGACGACATGACGGGGCTTTGGGACAGGTCGGTTGCCGGGATCAAGCAGCTTTGGTCTCAGCTTTGGGTGAACGTCAAGGCCGATTTCTTGGACTTCGTCACTCGCCAGTGGCGGGACTTCACCGACTGGGCAGGCCGTCTCTACAACTGGTTCTTGGAGCTGCCCGGCAAGATCGGCGGGGCCCTCAGCCGCGCCGGAACGTGGCTTGTGCAGACCGGTATTGACGTGCTCAACGGCATGATAAACGGGATCACCCGTGGGGCTGTCGGCTTGTGGAACTGGCTTAACGCGCTCCCGGGGAACGTCACTTCCTGGTTGGGCGACGTCGGTAACTGGCTCATTGACGCCGGCTGGAACATGATCATGGGAATGGTCAACGGCATCAAGCAGGCAGCCGGGAACCTGAAGAACGCGGCCGTCAGCGTGGTGTCAGACGCCTATAACGGCGTCCTAAGCTTCCTCGGCATCAAGTCGCCTTCGCGACTGTTCATGGTGGTTGGCGGCCACACCGCACAGGGCTTCATCAACGGCATTCAGGACAAGGCGCAAGGCGCCCATGACGCACTCGTGGGCATGGTGAACGTCCCGGCGTCGAAGTTCTCTGCGGCGTTCCAGAAGCAGTCCCAGACGGCCGCTGCGGCGGCTGCGGCTAACGCCCGCAACGCGGGCCAGCTCTGGGCTTCTGCGGGCTCTCAGGGCGGCGCTCAAGGCGCTAACGGTCCGGCCGTCAACGTCACTATCAATGTCGCCGGGAGCATCCAGGCCGAGAAGGACTTTGCGCGGAAGATGTCCACGGCCATCCGCGACGAGATCCGCCAGATTGGCCGCCGCAACGGCGGCGCTACGGGGCTTACGGGGATCTCCTAAGCAACTACTACGGGGAGGGGTGAACGGCCCTCACGCTCGCGCGTGGGGGCCTTCTAGCTATGGCTACAACTCTTGGGGTTCACGTCTCTTGGACCGGCCTTCCGGGTGACTCTGCCGTTCAGTGGTCCGACGTCAGTTCTGACGTTACGGCCATCGACACACAGCGCGGTCGCTCGACCGAGCTGGATCAGGTCCAGACCGGCACGGCGTCTATCCAGTTCGACAACGCGGACGGCGCCTACACGCCCGGCCGCGCCTACGGCCCGGAGCTGCTTCCCTCTCACGTCAGGAACACCGATGACGCCTCGCAGTGGACGCACGGCACGCATGCCGCCCTGTCGATCAACAGCGGACTGAATCCCCCGGCCGGGTACCTGGGAAGCTCCACGGCCCTTCAGATCAACATGACGTCGGCTGTTTCGGGGGAAGACCAGGCAACCTCCGCGAAGATCCCCGTGACGCCGGGGAAGGCCTACAAGGGGTCGCTTCTGGCGCAGTCAACGACCACGGCCGCCGGCATCGTGTCGGCGCGTATCGCCTTCTACAACTCGGCCGGGGCCGAGATCACCTCCGGCGTTGACCATGACTACGCCTACAACCAATACCCGAACGTGGTTCGGATGAGCCTTCCCGACACGTATCACCGCATGGGCGCCGGGGAGACCCTGACGAACCAGTCCAACGCGGTTGTTGGGATTGACCCGATGGTCTGCTACAACGTCACGTCGGTGCCGTCGTGGGACAAGTACGGGACAGGCACCGCGGCTTCGTTCAACGGAACCAGCTCGATCGCGGAGCCTACGGGCATACACCTTTACGTTGCCGCTAACACCGGTTCTTCGGTTGAGTTCTGGTTCAAGACCACGACCGCCGGGCCGATCCTCGGCGACTACAACATGACCGGGTCTAGCTGGGCTAACCCGATCTCGCCCACTGGGGCCCCGGACTTGTCTTCCGGCAAGCTGTGGCCGGCGCTGTACGTCGGCACGGACGGCTACCTGTATTGCCAGGTAACGTCACAGATCCAAACTCAGGTGAAGTCGCCCCAGCTCGTGAACGACGGCTACTGGCACCACTACGTTGTTTCGGTCGCTTCGTACGTCGCCAGCTACTACCTCGACGGCGTGTTGATCGGGACGGACAGCGTTTCGACCACGGGCGGCCCCGGCCGCCCGATCCTTGGTTGTGCTGACACTACCCACAACACCACCTATCACCAGGGGGCGGGAACGCCGGCCCTGACCGCGCTTCCCGCAAGCAACTGGTTTTCTGGCCAGATCGCGGACTTTGCGCAGTACCGACAGGGGTTGTCTGCGCAGGACGTTGCGGATCACTACCGGCACGGCTCGACCGAGACGAAGCGGATTCCGATCAACAGCGGCGCGAACCTGGGATGGTGGTTCCCGGTGCAGGCTGTTGGAACGGCCCCGACAGGGGCGGTTAAGGCGTCCCTTGTCCTGAGGACAGAGCAGGCGGTTAGCTCTTCGAGCCTCTACCTGTATTCGCCTTCGCTCAAGGAGATCTCGCCGAACTACGGGAACATTCTGCCGCGCCGCAAGGTGCGCGTGTTCGAGACCACCGGGCAGAACCTCATGCCCCCCGGGCTGAACCTTGGCTATGACACGTACGACGGCGTGCCAGCCGGTATGGACGTGAACGAGGTGGGCGCTTGGGTTCTCGCTAACGGGACGAACTTTTCTCACGATAGCTCTAGCGGCGTAACGACGTATTCGGCGACCACGTCGTCTGTGTCTTCGCTGTCGCTCTATGGGCCCTCGGGGAACGGCGTTGCCGTTCCGTGGATGCTGATCCCGGGCAACACGTACACGTTCAACTGCCAGGTTGCCTCTTGGCGGTTCGCTGCGAACAGCACGGGCGTAACCATCGGGATCAACACGACCGTAAACTCTGCGCCGGGCTCTTCAACGTTCTTCAACGGGGCAGTGCCGGTACAGCACATCAGCCCCGGAGACTTCGGCTGGAAGACCGTTTCTTGGACGTTTACGATCCCGAGCACCTACCAACAGCCCGAATTCCAGTTCACTCTTTACACCAGTGAAACCCTCTCGTCGGGTTCCACGTACGGGTGGAACACCGCGATTTGGGACCTTCAGCTAGTCGATGTCACTAAGGGGCAGACGGTTCCGGCGTACACGCCGGGAGACGGAACCATGCCCGTGTTTCAGGGCTTCGTTGACAAGTGGGAGTCCCTGACGGAGTACGACGACACGGCTTCAGTCGTGGCGACGTGCACTGACCCGATGCGGATCATGGGCGACACGCAGTTGCCTAAGCCTCCTCAGGCCTTCGGCTTCCAGCCGGATTGGCGGGTGTTGGGCTCTTGGGAGATGGACGGCCAAGCCGACACCAACTGGGTTGACCCCAATCAGCAGATGATCGGCGGGTCCGTCCAGAACGCGAACACGGTCTACAACAACATGAACTATTCCCCGGGGTTTAGTTCGTCGGCTCTGCCGGGAGACTTCCTCGGCGTCGGCAACAACGGCGTGAAGTGGCCGATGTCTCCGGCCATCTACCTGATGTCTTTCGGGAAGCTCGCCGCCGGGATGTCCATAGAGTTTTGGTATCTGATGCGCCAGAACACCAGCGACCCGAACCCGGGTTTGCATCCGGGTGGTGACCAGTACATGTCGGCGTTCGGGCCGGTGCTGTCGTTTTATACAAGCGGCTCTAGCGGTTACTTTTCCGGCGGGTGGCTTGACCGAAACGGGAACTCAGGAACGATTGCCAGCGGCGCCGCAAAGGACATGTTCCAGGGCGGTCACTGCGCCCTAGAGCTGACCACCTCGGGGGGCTCAAGCCCCACGGTGGTTACGAAGTGCTTCTACAACGGGCAACTCATGTTCACGTCGGGTGCCGAGTCGCTGACCATGCCGCCTGCGCCTCAGTTCCGCCTGTCGGGGCCTGCGGCGTTGACCATCGGCGGCGTGTCCATCAACTCGGCTACGTTCGAGTTGTACGCCCCGGCGTCCTACGCCGGGACGGGCCTGGATTGGGCCGGCCGCCTGGCGGCGTTCAATTCGGCCCGGGTGTCGGGCGTCTGGAACACGTCTCAGGTGGTTAACGGGCCTCCGGCTCAAAAGGTGCTGCCGTGGCTTATGGGCGCCTGCGGGCTGGCGCGTCCTTCGGCTCAGCTCGTCACGGGGTCGCCTTCGACGTCTACGGCGTCCCTTGTGGACCCGCCTTCGTTCAGCAGCGCGACCGGCCTGGAAGGCTTGAACACGGCCGCTTCGCAGATAGGCGGCCTGGTCTGCATGTCGCGCTACAGCGCGGTGATGGTCCAGGACTCGTCTTACCGGTCTGATTCGGTAGTGCCTTACGTGTTCTCGGCGCTGGGCTCGACCGCGCCGGACTCGTCTCTGTTGTTCCTGTCGGACATCGACAGGACTTGGACTGAGGTTGACGCTACGTCAGGCAACGTCGGCATACCGACGCAGACCCTGACATGGAACATCGCGAACTACCCGGCCTATCTGCGGTACGGCTCTCATCGGCAGTCGATGAACATTCGGGCGGCGGACCTTAACGAGACGCAGCGGGCTGCGGCGTTCCTGGCCTCATACGTGACGCCGTCTACGCGCTGCGACTCCGCACAGTTCACGGTCATTAACCAGGATCTAGCTTCGCTGGTCCCAATGGTTGACGTGGGCTCTCGGGTGGTGTTCACGGACCTTCCGGCGAACGCCCCAACAGATCAGTACTTCGCTTGGGTTGAGTCCGTGAGCGTGTCGGCTAAGGCCGAGGGAGGCACGTTGGTGCCTACCTACACCTTCAGCCTGTCGCCGGACTTCGCCCATCTTCCTATCCAGTAACGGGGGTTCTGGGTGTGAGCCTTGACACGCTTGTCAACGTGGCCGCCTTAGCGGCTGGCGGCATCGGCCTTGGATCGGGCGCCAAGGCGCGCATAAAGGCGTCTCGGCAGATAGCCACACAGGAAGTGTGGCGTGAAGAGGCAGAGGCCCAGAAAGCCCGCGGTGACCGCCTTGAAGTGGCGGTAGAGGCTTTGACGGCCGAAATCTCTTCGCTGAAGAAGCAGATTCACAATCTTACGGGGGTGCTCCGGGCTGTAGCCCCGGAGCTAGTCAAGGGGGGATTGAATGACGACAGCTGAGACTGTTCTCAACGTCGCGCGTAACCAGCTCGGCACGATCGAGAACGGCTCTGGAGACACGCTGTACAGCGATTGGTACGGCCTGTCGTCCGAGTCGTGGTGCGACATGTTCGTGTCGTGGGTGGGCTCGACTGCCGGCGCGTCCGGCGTCATCGGACACTTCGCCTACTGCCCGAGCCATGTGAACTGGTTCAAGGGCCGGGGCCAGTGGGGCAAGACTCCGCGCGTCGGCGCGGTGGTGTTCTTCGACTGGAACGGGGACGGGGAGGCCGATCACGTCGGCCTGGTCGAGACCATCAACGCCGATGGGTCTATCGGCACGATCGAGGGCAACAGCACCAATCCCAACGGCGGGCGTTACGGCGTCTTCCGCCACACGGAGTGGCCCCGGTACATCCTCGGCTACGGCTACCCGGCGTACGACGCTCAGGGCAACACGGGCGTTGGCAACCCGAAGACCTACACGGTGAAGCGCGGTGACACCCTCTGGGGGATCGCTGCTCTTCTCGGCGTGAGCCTGACGGCCCTCATGTCCGCGAACCCGGGCCCGGCCGCACATCCGACGCAGCTTCAGCCGGGCCAGACGATCACCGTTCCTCAGGGCGGGCACGTTCCGACGCAGGCGCCGACCACGGCACCGAAGCCGGTTCAGACCACTCCCCCGCCGAAGCCGACCAGCCCGACGCCGGCACCCCCGAAGGGGCCGGTTTCCACGCCGCCGAAGCCGGTTCCTGTGACCAGCCCGGCGCATGTGCGGGTTCTGTCCTACGGCATGTCGGGTGACGACGTGCGGCGCATTCAGGCCTGCCTGCATGAGCGGGGATACAGCCAGCCCGTCACGGGCTGGTATGGGCCTATCACCTCGGCGAACGTCCGCTATTTCCTCAGCCTGCGGTCTTGGCTCTGGAACACCGGCGGCCCGGATGAGACGGCCGGCCCGCTCACCCAAAACGCAATCTGCAAGTACTGATCTCTACCTCGGGGGGTTACTTCATGAACCTGTCTCTTCTCAAGCTCAAGCTTGCCAATGAGCCTGTCTGGCTGGTCCAGGCCTTCAACGCGGCCGTTGGCGTCGCGGTCGCGCTGGCGACCGGCGGCGACTGGCAGTCGCTTGTGCCGTCCGTCCTGGTGGCGCTGTCCGCGCCTCTGATCCGCTCCCGGGTTACTCCGGTGCGCGTCGTCGCGCAGCTCGTCAATGAGGCTCTGCACACGCCGGCCCCGGGGCCGGGCCCGGTCGAGCCCGCTCCGGCGGCGGCGGCCGTGGCGGAGGCCGCAAAGGTCGTGGTTGCGGATGTGACCAAGATTCTTCCGCCGACTCACTGAGCACTCAGAGATACCCCCGCCTTCGGGCGGGGGCTCTTTTTTGTTGCCCGAGTAGTTCCCTTGACTGGTGTTCGTCAAGGGCGGTAAGTTCTTCCCTGCCAGCACGAAACACCGGCAGGAAGGCAGGTCCTTGGCCTATACGCTCCAAATGGCTATTGACTCGCTCGGCGAGTACGAAGGCCTTTATGACGTCGCCTGGACGGCGGCGCTTCTGAGGCTTCAGGACGCGAATTCTAAGGGTCCGGGGGCGCTCAAGGCGGAGGCCGCTCGACTGCGGGAAGCCTTCTACATCTATTCGCAGGGGTTCGAATATGGCCGGGCTTGAAGTCCTCTCCCCCGCACAGCGGGCCGCTCGTCACCGCGACGGCATGCGCCGGATAGCGGAGCTGGAAGCCGCGAACGCGCGGCTTGAAGCCGACTTGACGAACGCCAAGAACTACCTTCGCGCCGCCCATCGGCGCGTCAACGACCTGGAGAAGGAACGGGCGTTCCTGCAAGGCCGTGTCGATGAGCTGGAAGCCCTTCAGGGGCGCCATGAGGGCGCCGTACACGCCGCGTACTTCGCGGCCTGGAACGAGTGCACACAGCAGATGGAGAAGGCCGCCTATGCGGCCCGCAACGCCAACCCGGAAACGATCCTCAACCTGATGGGGGAACACGCATGAGCAACGAGCAGGCCATCAAGGACCTTCGCACCACGGCCGACGTGATCGACCGGAACGGCCTGACGAAAGACGCGCTGTTTGACCGGGTGGCCGGCAAGGAACCGCCGGAGTGCCCCGTGTGCTCGCTGGGCGGCATCAACGTCACCGTGTGGGGGCACCCGGGCGGCCCGGGTCCCGAGTACAAGGCAGACCAGGACGAATGGCGTTCCCAGACGGATCGGGACGTCAATGCCGAGCGGGCCCTGTCCGCCTACTTGGGTCTTGGCGAGTTCGGCAGCATTCCCGCCTGGAACGACCAGCCGGAGCGCACGCAGGCGGAAGTCGTTGAGGCGTTCCGCGCCGCCGCTGACGCCCTTGAGGGGGTGTCCAAGTGAACACGGTTCTTGAGGCCCGTAAGCAGCTCGTTGACGATCTGCGCGACACGGCCAACCTGATCGAAAACAACGGCTGGATACAGGGCGACTTCTTCGAGCCGAGGGAAGACCTCCCGGCCGACAAGTGCCCCGTGTGTTCCATCGGCGCCGTCTACACCGTGACCGGTGGACACCCGCTGCCGGGCCGTGGCGACTGGGCCACGATTCAGCGTTTCGTGGCCATCAAGAACGCCCTCTACAACTACTTGGATCAGGCCATCATCGACTGGAACGACACCCCCGGGCAGACGGCGGAGAACGTCATTCAGACGTTCCGCCTGGTGGCCGATGAGATCGAGTCCGGCCGGGCGTTCAAGTGAACTCGAACGCGGGACACGTCCCGCTCTACGCGGAGCCACCGGCCGACAACCCCATGGGCATCATCGCCCACCTTCGCCGGGAGAACGAAGCGCTGAGGGTTGCGAACCTGGCCATGACGCACGACTACGCCGCACAGCGGCCGGATGGGGAAATCCTCGGGATCTTCTCCACCCGCCAAGAGGCGGAGGCCGAGACGCGGCGCGTCGCAGGCCGGGCACATGTGGTCGAGCGGCTGTCTTCGCCCTGGTCCAAGCCGCTTACGTGACGCCGGCTTTCTGCGACTTCTGCGCCCTGATGGCGCTCTGTTTCGGTCAGTACGTGGTCGGGCTCTACGTCCGGCCACGCTACGGCCTGCCTGCGAGAAGGGGGAAACGGATGTCCAACACCTATGGCCAGCTCCCGGAGCTGGCCAACGTTTGGGATGACTACGGCTATGAGGACGACTGGGACTCGCACCAGTGTTCTGAGTGCCAGCGCTGGACGGAAAACGGCATCTTCTCCGAGCTGGACGACTCGTTCGTGTGCGACGAGTGCGCCATGGGCTACACGCACCCCCACGGGGGCGACTGTGAGTGAGCTTGCAGGCGTGATCATCATTCCGCCGCCGGTCATCATCACCAACGGCGCCGAGCTACACGGCCCGGTCCCGTGGTGGTTCTGGCTCGTACTGGCCGGGGCCGTGGCACTGTTCCTCGCCCCTGTCGGGTGGATGGTCTACAGCGATTGGAAGCGGGAGAAAGGGAGGTCCCGGCGGTAATGGTTGAGCGAAGCGAACTGACCGAGAGGCAAGAGGTTCGGGTGTACGGCACCCTGCGCCGCGCAAGCGACGGCGTCCCGGGTTGGGTGCACAGGATCGGCCGCACGCTCGTCCAAATCGAATACGCCGGGCACCACGGCCCGGAAAAGTTCTACATGGACAGTCAGCAGCGGGCAGGCGAGACCTACGGCGTTGGCGTCTGGTTCCGGACCCTCGATCAGGTGGCCCTACACGACCGGGAGTTGAGGGCCCTGGAAACCCTCCGACAGCACGGCCTAGGGCCTCTGGGGTGGGGAGGCCCCAAGGCCTCTCTAAACGTCTTGGAGGCTGCCGCTGAGGCGGTATTGGCGGCAACAGAAGACCTGTAG